CTGGAACTAATGCCCGTAATAAAGTTAGCGATATCGTTGTCATTGACTAATGCGCCCGTAGTCGAAGGGTCCACTGGGATATAACCCAAAGCGCTAGTGACGCTGCTGGAACTAATGCCCGTAATATAACCTCGACTAGTAACAAAACTCTGGGTAGCTACAGGTTGACCACCACTCATTGTTATACCCTCCACAACAGCGAGATCACCCGTCTTAATATCTACGCCATTGTTGAAGTCAATGAACAAGGCATCTGCTCTATTTGGCACTTTTGTTCTATTATCATCATCTGACAAATAAACATAACCATTAAGAACAGTACCACCACCATTAACATGAGATCCAAAAATTTGAACCGATTCAGAACTTTGAAGAGTATTACCTATTCCACCAAGTATAACACTGTTTCTAGATCCAGCTATTCTGTTACCAGATCCTCCACCAATAAAAGAGTTTTCAGAGTCTTCATTGATCTCGTTATCTGCTCCTCCAACGATACTGGAAAAGCTTGATTCAAATATTCTTATTCCTGAACCAGCACCAATAAAGTTGAAGTCGGCATTGCCTGTTGTTGCTCCGTCTATTTCTTGACCTGAAATTATATTATTGCTCCCCACAACAATAGCGTCAAAATCACCGTAGATTCTATTTTTTGTTCCAGCTAAAGCTACAGACGCGAAAGAATTAACCTCGTTGGAGTTTTCGGCAGAACTAACATCAAAGTTAAACTTATCAGATCTAAATCTAATACCCCCTAAAGAACTTCCCTCCGCACTAGTAGCACTAACTCTAGCTGCACCACCAAGGAAATTAATCTCAGCGCTTTCATTACTCATATTGAGAGCATTATACAAAGAGATTTCATTAGATGTAGTACTACCTATATCTGTGACCGACTGAAGACTCTGCAAACCCAGTTCGTTACTACCTATAGGTGTGCTTGCAAAGTTGTGGGGTCCAATAGTCCAGACATCTCCCGTCCCAAATTGGCCATAAGTAACAAAATGTAAGAAAAATTCTGAAGAATCAGCAAAACCAAAAGAACCCTCTCCGATATTGAACGCAAATTGAGAGCTTGACTCTAATATGGGTGTAGTTAAAACAATCGCAGGGTTTATTTGATTAACAAACTCACTGGAACTTTTAGAGCTATATACTTCTAATTTATCAAAAACTATATAGTTAGGGTCATTAAAAAAACTTATAACGCCAGATATAGCACCCGTTTGACCAATGGCCGAAATTGCAGATCCAGCCCCTGCTGAACTAAACCTCTTTGTTCCACTAACATCTTGAATATCAATGCCGCTAATATACGGGTGGTTTCCATACAGAAATAGTTTCGTTGTTTGCTCTGAGTCGTCTTGACCAACAACTTTCATTTGAACACCAAAATCTTTTTCGTATTGACCGAAAACATTAATGTTATCATATTCAGTGAATGTGAAGTTGTTGGATTTGTAATTCTGTAAGAAATTTTGATAAGCTACCGATCCGTCTTGATTAAGAATATCTACATTCAACTTACTAGTGTAAGGGTTCTCTAAGAAGTCGGATGCGCTATCTACCTCACCACTTATGTTGTCGGTGATTGACGTTTTTACAGTGACATCTCTTAGTAACCTAACACCACTTACAGTTATCGTTGTCGATAAGTCCGTAAAATCAATGTTCGGTTGTGTAGTATCAAATTCTCTTAAAATAATAGGCATACTATTCAAATGTTATAGAGTTAATAAATGGTCTATCAAATTCTTCAAGATCTTCATATAATGCAAATACTCTCTTAGTTGATTCCTCAGAATCTAAAAAAACATTAGAAGATAAGCTATCGCCTAAAGCTTTGACACTTACAGCGTAACCTCCAACACTAGTTAAATTATCAAATCTAACCGAACTATTAATTATCCCTGTTGTTATAGATTTAAAGTTAGGTGTATGAAGAGTAGCTTTATAAGCTGTAGCGCTTGTCACATCGTCCCAGTTACCACTAATGAAAAATGTTGAAGCAGCAGTAAAATCAGATGAGTCTCCAGTGCTTAAAACAAGATTTTGTGGGGAATTTAAAACTTTATAGGTTTTGTCTCCTAACTGTGTTGCGACATTATAATCGTATGTATTCTCTTTAGTTTCGATTGATATATTTTGTTCAATTAAATTGAACTTGCCAGTATCAAATTTTGAAGCAGAAACCAAATACTCATTAGGAGAGTTTTCCTTAATTGAATCAATCTTATAAATACTATCATTGGTATCTTTAAGCTCAAATCTGTATGGGCTACCCAACTTGATGAATGGTAAATATTCAGAAGAATCAACGCCACTAACAAAAGACCCATAACTCATATTACCAACGGAGCCAACAACATTCAAAGTAACTATTTGAGATGGTGAATTAAGAGATATTTCAGATTCTAAAACGCCTTTATGTCTAGAAGTACTTATATCTCCACTAATGTAATTGGAGAATGGGTAAGAATGAGTAGCGCTCCTCCTATCAGTAGTTGAAGAGTCAAAAGGTGCTATCACGCCTGTATTAAGATCAACTAAAGTGTGAATACCTGTCCCCACATTAATATACCCCGCATCACTCTCACTAAAGCTAGTTGAGAAAACCCAACCTGTGTGATCCGTATTAAAATACAGCAATCGAGATTGTGAGGAGTTCTCGCCTGTGTAAACTCCGTATTGAGCAAAGGTTTTTTTACTATGATTTGAGCCATCAAAACCTTCTCTATATCCAGAGAATACATACTGACCAGTGTATCTATAGAATTCGCTTTCAAAAGCATTACCTGTAATTTGAAACATCTCAGCCCTTCGGCGGTCTATTATTGCATCGCCATCAAGATCGCTAATTGAACTTTTTCCAGTGGGATTGTATACGGTAAGTTGACCCGTCATAGAATCCCCGTCATAAGGGCCGCTAAGTTGGATAAATTGTTTTTCGACATCAACATTGAGAATCTTACCGAAATTAGATTTTTTGTTTTTTAAATCATCGTCTACAACAATTAGATCCCCGGGCTGGCAAAGTAAAGCCTCTAATCCTGATGAGAAAGCGATCCTTTGATTCTCTTTAATTGTTCTAAAAATTAAATGTTGCCCGATCCTTCTAGCCATTGCTCTAGATGTCACCCCCAAACCATCTACCCTTTGTTTGAATACGCCCCTACTTCGTATATCCTCCTCATCCTCAATAACCTCGACTTTTGGAGTGAAGTTTTCAAATCTGTCTAAATAAGACACTTCAACAGTATTGAATTGTTGATCCCTTCTCAAGTTAGCGTAGTTAAACATTCCATCTTTGACATTATTATTATTAAATAATGCGATAGGAAGCTTGACTCTATCGTCAGTAAAAGAAACCTCTGAAGCTCTAAAAAACGTGTGACCCCTAAACAACTTAGAAATGAGCTGTATTGAATCGAAAACCTTCTCATCACTGTTAAATACGATGTTACAAGAGTATCTTGGTTCTAGCCCCCCTCTTCCATCAGGAACACCCTCAAAGAATCCTTCTTCATCAACAGAATCACAAAATCTTCCTATTTTATACAGCTCCCACTTATTGATATCTGTAGAATCGATATGTTGACCTAGACCATATCTAGTATTTACTAATAAGTCATATAGAATCCAAGCTGGATTATCTGTCCAACCTTCTTTTAAAGTGCCATCCCAGTCACCAATATAAATCTGTTTCTTTGTATCGGAAGCTACATCAAATTCTGATTTGCGGTCGTAATATCTTTTATCTTTTTTTGGACCCGTATCTTCAGTGGGGTGATAATTTACTGGTATTTTTACGCGCTTCAATCTTGCGTCAAAAGATCTTTGAGGCATCGCAGAAAAGCTCTTGGAATCTATCTTTGTACCAATGATGGCTGAGAAAGGATACGTTAAGTTGACAGGTATAATCTCAGTTACCTTAAAAAAGGTTAAATCTTTAGATATTAAAACTGAAAAAGTTTCTGTAGATAATTTGGTGACTTTAACATATCTTTTTTCTGGAGAAGCGTATACATTATTATCTGAATAATTATTTATTCTAGGTAAATAAAATGGAGTAGATAAATCAGCGTCTTCCCCTAGATCTGTTACGTCTTGAATATGTGAATGCTGCTCTTCTGTCCCTTCGTTAATCGGGTTGCCTATATCTATTAAAGTTGGCCCTTCTATGAGGGCGGATATTCTATAAGTTCTTGAGGCTGTAGGTTGTAATGATCCGTCAGAAAGCATTTTCCCGACTTCAATTTGAACGTTCATTATCGCTGGTAGTTTATCTCCAGCTTTAAAATCTCTAGCTTTTGGCTCGTCAACGTGAGACGTTTCAATAGTATCAAAAAGACTATCTATCCTAAGAGTAACAAAAACTTCAGTGACATTAGGGTTTTGCACCACATAAGTAATCGGAGCAGCTGCTTCCTCTAACTCATATTCTAGATTTTTATTATTCCAAGAAGAGAAGCTGGTTTGTGGCTCAGACCCACGGCCCCGTATGCTATCATTACTACCTTCATTAATTGGTAAACCTTGAGATAAAGTTAGATTAGGGCCATCGAATTCAGCCTCTAGCATATTAATATTATCTTTGTGGAAGAGGACATTCTTCTTTATTCTCTGAACTTGACCATTAGTTTTGAACGGGCCATAGACGTTTTTCTCTACAGATTTATCTATATTTATTTTATTAAAATATTTAAATGGAGATTGACTCTCGTTACCCATTCTCGATTCAATTAAAACATTATTATAGTTGTATTTTGAGTTCCCGAAGAAATTAAGAGGCTTTTCAACTAGAGAAAGGTTTGATATGTTTTTAAATTCAGATATGGTTTTATCTATATCGTAAGACTCCTCTTTTAAAAATGGGACAAGCGCGGTTCCTACATAAGGAGCGATCAGCCGCGGGTTTGTTCCCTTTGCCTGAGCCTCTTCTCGATTTCGTTGTGCCTGAGCTTCAATAGTGCTAACCAACGTCTGGAATGTAGCGTTTTGAGGAATGTGTAAAAATACAGCCCCAATAACATCTACGCCAGTTTGAACCACTCCATTTTCATCGCATATTGGAATCAATAAGTCTATGTAAGAAGAATTTCTTACAATAGGAGACTCTTTGCCGTTAGAATCAGTAAATGTAAACCTAACTTGTGTTGGATCTTGAAATGTCACGGCA